GAAGCAAAGGAGATGAGGGCAAATGCAAAAACACAGTAAAGAATATGATACCTATATGAAGTCTGACAAATGGGCGGCAAAGAGAGAAGAACGCCTACAACTTGATGATAACCATTGTGTGATGTGCGGCAGGAAGAACGGTTTGCAGAAAGACGGTGTAACACCTATTTTGCAAGTGCATCATATTCATTATGGTAATTTGGGGAATGAACCTATGGAGGATTTAGTTTCTTTGTGTTCGGGTTGTCACAGAAAGATACATAGGTACTATCGGAGAATTAGGACATGGGAGGAAAAACGAGCCGCAGGAGCGTAAAAGACTAAGTACAACGAGCATGGTTGACGCTTAAAAAAAGGAAAATTTTTCAGAAAATGGAGGTAATCAAGAAATGAGCAATAAAAACTCAAATTATCCAACCAACGCAAAGCCAAATGCTACACCAGAGGAAATCGGGGAACTTGTTGGAATTATGGATAATATGCGGAAACTTCCGGCAGTATCAAAGAGGGAGCCGGAAAAGGTAGAGGAACGGCTTAATTACTATTTTCAGTATTGCACAGATAACGGTATCAAGCCGAGTGTAGAGGGCATGAGCCTTTGTCTAGGCGTTTCCCGTCAATCTTTGTGGGAATGGGAAAACGACACGCAAAGCAAGGCAGGACAGCTTGTGGCAAGGGCAAAAGAATTGATAAACTCATTACTCACAACATGGACTATGAGCGGAAAAATCAATGCAGTTTACACAATATGGCTACAAAAGAACAATAGCGGATATTCTGACACAAAAACACTGGAAATCAAGCCACAGACAGAGCCGCACAATATCAGCTTAGAACAGCAAATTGAGGAAAGCGGACTTGTTTGGGATGAACAGTTAGAGGAATATGTTCCGGCTGATAGGTAGGGAGGTTGTTACATGAATGAATTGCAGAGGCGAAAAGCTGTAGAGGCATTGGAAAAGCAGAAACAGCAAGAGCGAAAGAAAAACCATGCTATGATGTACCGACTAGGAGCATATACAAAACTGCATTGTGAGGGCGTAATGTTGCCGTATAAGGTTCTGTATGACCTTGAAAAAGCGGAACATGAAAAGACCTTTACGGAAATATCGCCTAATCCCTTTTATCCTGCTCCGGCAATAACATTGAAAACGGAATATAGTAGACCTACATACACAGGAGATTTTAAGGGATTACCATTGAAAACAAGTAGCCTTTTCGGGGAAGATGTTACATTGCCGGATTTAATGGCAGATGATGAATACAGAAAGAAATGCGAGGAATACGAAAACCGGGTAAAATCCGAGAAATTAAGCATTGAAAAGTGGGGTTATTGGTATGCACGTTTTCTACTTCCCTATGACTTATCATCATTTACGGATTTTGACTGGTGGGGAGAGCTGCCAAAGACAGAGGAAGAAAGAGAGGTTATAAACAATCTGAAAGCCGCCTGTATGGAAGTACAAGTCGATTGCCGGGAGAATCCGCAGGACTACAACACAGAGCCGGTATTGAGGAAAGAAGAACACCGAAATATATATGATGTTCCATATGGGTACATCTGATGAAACAAAGCATTTAAAATAGTGACACCATTATTATTAAAATAAAGCTGAAAAGCGGAAAGCAGAGGTATAGAAAATGAAATATCGGAAGAATATGCAGAGAATCATGCAGGAGTTAAACCAGTACAAAGAAAAGGTTGACGAAATGGCAACCGCTTATGTAGCGGAGAAAACAAAGTTTGAAAAGAGCCTAGAGGATATGAGGGGAAAATATACGCCGGAATATATCGAGGACAGCCGCAAAAACTGGCAGCCTAAAATGAATTACAAAGGACTTATTGACTTCGCAAGGGAAGTACATCAAAAAAATGCTATGGATTATTTTGACAAGATAAAATCCGAAATGGATGGATATTTTCAGATTCCAGTTGATAACGGTTTTGCAAGTACAGTATCAGCAATTAAGGCGGTAGGCGTAACTTTGAATAATCGAGAATTTGAACTACTTCAAGGAGCATCCGGCGGCTATTGGGGACGTAGGTTGTTGAATGAATTGGCAGTTTCCCGAACAAAGACAGAGCAAAGGGCAGAGTTGGAAAACGGCGAAATGAAGCGCACAGAGAAAGAAACCAAGATACCATATGGGGGCGTAGAATTGCCGGATATTGAAAAGGCTTATGATAGTTTGCAAAGCGTTCAAAATGCTTTAAATATGGCTTTTGAGGGTTATTGTGGCGAGGGTTACGAACTGAAAGACATTGTATTTCCATTAAGCAAGACAACAGAGGAAACAAACGCTAAACTTGCGGCGGCTTATGGAGTACAGCCACAGAAACAAACACTGGATGCCGTTACAATATCCAAAATGGCAACTTCCGCAAAATGTTTTGATGAAAACTATCATTCCTATACCGCATTTTCTGAACTGATGGGAGGTTTAGCGGCTACCATGCCAAAGCCAAAGCGGAAAGAAACGCTGACAGATGATGATAAAAAGCTGATTGACACATTGATAGATAGCAAATATGAATCGCTTGCGAAAGACCAGGCAGTGCAGATTGCTAAAGCTGATGAACATTTAGCGGAATTATTAAGGCTTGATACACGATATGGGGCAGCAGTAAAGACCGCATTAGGGGAGGTAAGCGAGAATGAATAAGTTATATGCACAGAGAAATGGAGTACCAGTTGATAATACAAAGCAGACCAACGCCACAAGAGCAGTAGAAAAGCTGATTGAACGAGATAGACAGAACCGGGAGCGCAGCGCACAGATTCTTGACTACTATAAGAACGGACAACAAAATGGTGTGAGGATATAGGAGGGCATAAATTATGAAATATGAATTTGAAAGAAGTAAACCAGCGTTAAGGCGCATGAACAGTATTCGAGCCTTTAAGATACTGAATGTCAAGGGCAATAACTTGATTGTTAGAAATCCTTACGACAGAGAAAAGACATTTGACCTAATAACTGTAAAAAATCCAAATGATTACAAAATTGGTAATTATATTGACGCAATAATTAGCAGGACGGGTACATCAAGTTATATGTCACAGTTTCTAGGCAATACGCCGCCGGAGCTTGTACCGACCGCCGGAGAGGAAATAGGAGTTTAAGGGTAAATATTCATTCTTGAATTTATCCGGGCATTATGCTATATTATAGATACAAAAGAGGAAACAACCGCCCACAAAGTGGTTAGCCTCCAGATTAGACTATAAGCCTACCTGTACCGCCAAGTAACAAGGTAGGCTTATTTATTTTCGCTTGTTCCTCTTATCGAGAAAGGCAAGCAACGCTATAACAAAACTACCAAAGGCAATTAGCAAAGCTAATATACCTATGAAAATCGAAATGATTTCAAAAGCTGTCATTTGCGCCACCTCCCTTCTTATGTACTCCGGCAAGCCGGGCATGAAGTTTGGGGAGGCTACCACCTTGCAACACGATTGTTCCTCTTTGCCATTCTACCATATTCTTTCTTTTGTGACAATTCCCGGATGCCATTGCAAAATTATTTCCTCTGCTTTTCCGTCAAAACGGTATAAAAATATTATTGATTAAATTATACCGTTTTCCCTTGACAATAACAACAATAACAAGTATAATTTTAGTATAAATTTATTTATAATTATTTTTTAACTGTTTTACTGAAAGAGAGGGAAAGGCTTATGTGCAAGATATACGGTTATGTGAGAGTTTCAACGGTTCAACAGAAAGTAGAAAGACAGATAAACAATATCAAGGGTTTTAATGAAGATGCAATTATAATTTCCGAAAAGCAATCCGGCAAAGACATTGATAACCGGGCAGAGTTTAAAGGACTTCTAAACAAATTAAAGCCGGGCGATACAGTAATATTTGATGAGGTTAGTAGAATGTCAAGAAATGCTGATGAGGGTTTTTCTTTGTATATGGAACTTATGAGCAAGGATATTTCCCTTGTATTTCTGAAAGAAAGACATATTGACACAGACGAATACAAACGCCGTACACAAAAGCATATTGAAAAAGTATCATCCAGTAATAAGAAAATGGACAACCTTATAAATGGAATACTGGAACTTGTTGCAGAGTTTGAGCAGGAGAATCTAAAGGACAATATCAGACTTGCATTTGAACAGGCAGAGCATGAGAGGCAGTTTCTTATTAAGAGAGTGACAGAGGGCAAAGCCACATCTGAAAAGAAACAAGGCAGACCACAGGGCAGCTTGAACAAGGAAAGCGAGAAAGCAGAGCATATAAAGCAAGTAATCAAGGAACAGAGCAAGGATTTTGACGGTAGATTTTCAGATGCTAAAATAATGAGGGATTATCTGAAAGACACATCAAAAGGAACGTACTATAAATACAAGAAAGAGTTAAAAGAGGAAATAGCATAATAACACATAGAACTATTAAGGGTATCGGCTGCATAGATACCCTTTTATTATGCCCTTATTTGCCTTATATATGGCTTATATGAGTATTTATATATTGCCTATAATATCAAGGCTATATGAGGGCAGTATGTAGCACACAAGGCTATTGTGTGTATATTGATATGTATTATTATATGTATATTTATATATTCATAGTCTATCTATAAATACTTATTCTAAGGCTTATGCAGAGGCTTTATATATCAATGTCAATCAATGCGGTGTAGTGTTCGTATATCTTGCATACGAAACAATGAGAGAACACAGAGCAATCATGTTGTGTTGTACTGGTTTATTCTTCTTTAGCAAGGAATGATTGACAATGTATCATTTCATGATTGATGATAAATCATTTTGCATTATTCTTTTTGCGTGTTCCTCTGCATCCAGTCAAACATAAAGCACCCGGAACTGATGCAAGGGAGGGTGGAGGGGGTTTATATCGAACGTGAGTTTGCTCTCACTAAGCTGTCAAAATTTCCCCGCATTTCCAAAAAACCTAGTCTGAAAAATTCCAAAATAAATAAAAAAAGCCACTTTTAAAAGCACATACTTTAATGTATAATTAACTGTATAAAATTACATATAAATATACACATTTTATTACATAGAAAAGGAGGTATGCAGCTTGACTAATGAGCAAATTGTTTCTGAAATTAGGAACGGTTATTCTGTAACGGATAATATGCAATTACTGTATGAAAGCAATCTGCCATTGATAAAAAGGTTTTTAAAGCCATATACCGCCTATGAGTGTGAATCTGATTTACTGCAAGAATCTTATTTTGGACTATGGGAGGCAGTAAAACACTATGAGACAGATAAAAATGTGCAGTTTATGACCTATGCGGAATACTGGATAAAACAATCAGCGCAACGCTATCTTGAAAAATGCGGTTCTACTGTACGCATACCGAGCCATACAAGCCAGAAGATAGTACGTTACAAGAAAACTATACAGAAGTTAGAGCAGGAACAAAGCAGAGAGCCGACAGCGGACGAAATAGCGGCTTTTATGCGTATGACGATAGAAGAAGTGCAGGAAATACAAAGTTATATGCAAGGGGTAGTCAGTTTAGACACCCCTTTGACAGATGATAACAGCTTGACACTATCAGACACATTGCAAGCTGATTCTGACATTGAAAATGATACGATTGATAAAATATATGCCGAACACTCTAAAAATGAATTGTGGGGCGTTGTGGAGCGCTTTACAGGCATTAGAGAAAACGAGGTTATAAAGGAATATTTCATAAAAAATAAGAACATGGCACAGATAGCAAGGGAAAGCGGTTTGTCAATTCATAGAATCCGAGAAATTAAAGAAAAAGGATTGCGGCGGCTACGGATAGGCAAGGCAAAGCGTGAACTACTGCAAAAGTTTGATATTGCGGATAGTGCTTTATATAATGGCGGCTTGAATAACTACAAGGAACATGATTTTGTTTCTATCGTGGAGCATACCGCCATAAAGAGGATTGAAGCAGAGGAACGCTATCAAAAGCATTTAGCAGATATTGAGGAAATGCACAGAAAGAGATTGCTTAGAGGCTGATTTTGTGGCTTGTACGAAATTCGGAAAAGCCTATAAAATGGGGCGTACTCACTGGTACACTCCTATTTTTATGCTACTTGTTTTTATGTGTATATTTATATGTATTTTTATATATATTTATAAATGTTAAAAAATATGTATTTTTATATTGACAACAGCAACAACAAGAATTATAATAAAAGGCACATAGAAATATATGTATAAAGATACACACAAATAAATACAGAAAGGACGGTGCATTTATATGTATGTGGCAGGAGAGCAACAGCAAAGAGAAATAGCAACAATCAAGCCTAGAACAATCACTTTGCAATTATCTGATGCAGACTGCGAACGCATAGCAAAAAAGGCAGGAGCCGCCAGTATAACCGTTTCTGAACTCCTACAAAACTTTATAGGGGATTTAGTGTGCGGAACTTATTCAAACGGCAGTGATGAAAGAGACATGGCACAACAGTGGTATGAAAGATGCGGTTTTGGTATGTTCCCGGATGCCACCTTTATTCGCTACTTAATAGAGGAATGGCAGGAAGATAGTTTTATTGATGATTTAGAAGAACTGCAATCCATGAAAGAAGATATTGCTTATTATGAGGGCATGGAAAACCCGGATGCGGACGATATGGAGGACTTGAAACTTTGCAAAGAATGTTTAGCAGAAGTTGAAAGCAGAATTGATGAAACATATTCCAATTATGTCAAATGGTGTGGGAACGAAAAGCCACAGAGCAAGGAGGACGCTATTTCCGGCGTTATTGCGTGGCGTGATGAATTAGCAAAACTGAAAGGAGGCGACACAGAATGAGGACACATATAATATCCGTTGCCTTGCAAAAGGGCGGTGTTGGGAAATCGACCACAGCACAGAACCTATCAGCTTATCTTGGCAGTATGGGAAAGAAAGTTTTGCTGATTGATTTAGATGCACAATGCAACACAACCTTTTCTAGTGGAGCAGAGCCGAAAGAACAAACTGCATCTGATTTTCTTGGAGGGCAATGTTCCCCGGAGGACGCTATTGTATCATGCAGCCATTATGATATTATTCCGGCTGATGCTTACTTGTCAAATGTGGAGAGTGCAGAGGTTGACAAAGGACTTTTAAAACACAGACTTTCCCCTTGTATTGGGAAATTCGATTTTATTTTGATTGATACACCCCCGGCACTTGGAAACCTTTTGAAAAATGCCCTCTTTGCATCTGATTATGTGATTATTCCAATGGATGCAAAGCCGTATGCCATTCAAGGACTAGACACCTTTACGGAAACCATGAAAGAAGTCAATCCAGATTTACGCATACTTGGGATAGTGCTTGTGCGGTTCAATGACCGTTCTATTATAAACAGAGACATGAGAAACAGCATTAAGCAATACGCAAAAGGAATGAATACATTGACATTCAATACTTACATCCGGGAGGGCGTTGCAGTTCCCGAAAGTCAAGCTATGCAAAAAGATTTGATTGACTATGCCCCCAAAAGCAATCCTGCATCCGATTATGAGCGACTTGCAGGAGAGTTTCTAAAGAGAATGAGACAATAAGAAAGAGAGGTGTTATCATGGCAGGAAACGAAAAGAAAAGTTTTTCAGGTTTTGGCACACAAAACTTTAGAAAAGATAAACCGACTGCCAACCCAACCGAAAGAGAATCCAGTACAGAAAAAGCCTCTGCATCTGATGTATTTAGCGGCGTACTGGAAAACAAAGAGAAGAAAAGCCGGAGGATGCAGTTACTTCTCACAGAGGCGAATTTTGAAACGCTTGCAGAAGTTTCCAAAAAGACCGGGAGAAGTAAGAACGATATAATAAACCGTCTTATTTCAACCCTTGGAGAAAACACAGATTTATAAATACTTTTATACATTCTTTTATGTGTATATTTGTATGTATAAATAAATATACCCGGTTCAACCGTCCAAAGTCAAAACCGGGTACACCTATCAACCCACGAAAAGAGAAATCGAGGGTGTAAATATTTTAACATCCTCTGAACCTCTTTTCAAGCAAGAATAAGGAGGAAAAAACATGGGTAACAAAAAACTGAACACTGGAAAGACAAAAACCGCAAAGAAAGGAGGATTTTTCAAGCGAATTGCTAACCGTCCGACAAAGCAGGAGTTAGAAAGCCTTGCGAACTACTATAAGAAAAAGACTGCTGCCATGTCTGATGATGAAGCTATGGAACTGTTGGACAGCCCGGAGAAGTGGCACTATTTAATGTTGTTGAAAATTGCCGACTATGCACATATGGGCAAAACGAAAGCCATTATTTACGCCTTTAAAATGGGCTATCTGTACGCAAAAGGAAAGATTGACTTAGGAACGCCGGACTATTATGCGGACGCCGCTTATTGGGTGCAGGAGTACCGGGAGCGCACTTCTAAAATCCTTGCAAAAACCGAAAATGCTGACACATTGGCAAAGATTTATTATTTTGCTAAACGTGCAGGAAAGGCAGGTACTACAAACAATGAGTAAGGGGGATATAATCGACACAGCTTTTCTTGCACAATGCAAACTGGAACTGATAAAGACGGTGGTAGAAACGCTTATTAACATGGTGGAAGATTGCGGAGAAGTAAAGACACAGGAACAGGCTTTGTCTTTTGCCAACAAGCAGAATGTCATTGATGATCTTCTCCACATCACGCATGACGGCGTATATTTTGCAATTCAGACATTGGACGAATTGCAGAAAGGCGGTGCGGAATGAGTGACATAAAAGTAATAAGAGTAGAGCCGCTTGAAATTCCTGCTAATATTGTTTGGTACATTAGCGGTACACAGCATATCGCATTGAAAGACTTTTGCGTGTATGTGCAGGAAAAAGAAAATAAAATGTATGTCAATAAATCCGTTCCGAAAAAGGATATTAAGAAAATGCTTGATGTTATGGCGTTTCCGGGGCGATATATTGATGATGATTCCGAAATTGGACAGATTGCGAATTATATCTATAAAAAATATGGATTTGCGGCATGGGATTCCTTGTTTGAGTACCGCCAACGCAAACACCAGCAGGAGGACGACCAGAGAGCCAAAGACCAATTACAAGAAGTGTTACCGCTAATTGAGGAAATAATGGACAGCGACCACCCAGCAATCCATTATAACGAAAGCCTGATTTATGAAGTATTGAAAAAGGGCAGGGATAGCAAAAGGACAACCGCCCGGAACATAATAGGCTATGACTATATTTATGCTTTTTATCTTGGTTGCCTTGTGGGAACTGGAAAAGTAAATGCAGATGATTATTCCCTTGATGAAAGCAGCAATGTGCTTGACTATTATTATAAAATTTCTGAAATGTTGGAGCATATCGACATACAAGAAATGCCGAGAATTTATGGTTATCTGAAAGAGATGTATTTTTCAGAGCAGGAGGGCGGCACAGTATGAGCGAGATAATGAAAAAGTTGGATAATATAATTGAAACTACGCACGAAATCATATCAATGCTTGAAACGTGCGAGAAAGAAAGCGAGGTAAAACATGACAACACAGCAGGAGAACTACATTGAAAGCAGACTGGAAGCGTACCGGGAAGAACTGGAAGATAAGGCGGCGGACTGGATTCAGCAGAAAGTAGAAAATGCACTGGAAGAAGCCGAGGAAAAAGAGGGCGTGAGAGCATCCGAGGACTTAAATTTGCGTGGTGCTGCTTATGACAGTCACATGGAAAAGTTTCTTGAAGATACTAAAAAGGAACTGGAAGAACACTTCAAAGCGGAATCTGACGAAGAAAACGACAAACTGATAGAGGAATACCGCAAAGAACTTGAAAGCGAGATAGAATAAACATCATACTTGTTAAGGAAATGGAGGGGGTAGCAAAATGTTACTCCCTTTATTCTGTATAGGCGTATGGCGTTCATATTTGCCCATACAGACAATTTTTCCATTTCAGACGATAAATTGACCTATTGCAATTCAAAATGACTAAAATCGGCTTATATGAGGTTATCCACATACCGCAAAGCCGCAATTTATCACTGAAATGTGAAATTCACATTTCAAGAAGTGTTAAAATCATATTTCAAGAAATGTGGTTTTCATATTTCAAGAGATGTTAAAATCACATATATTTTATAACTCTATTTTTATAACCTTATATTTATAATCCTATCTTATCTAATCTGATAGGCTGATATGATTAGATTTGAAAAGCAACAAGTATATAAAATAAACTTGCATACAAGTAAACAGTGTGTTACAATATCTTGTATTAAATATCGAAAAGGAGGTCTACATCTTGCAAGATAATAGAAAATTATTAGGGGTTAGAGTATCGCCAGAACTTCACAAAGTCATCAAACAAGCCGCACTGGATAATGATGTTACTATTCAAGATTATGTCGTGGGACTTATTATGGCTGATGTAAACATGAGCGGAAAGACAAAAACAGATTTCTGGAAAGAATTGAAAGCAGAAAGGGGCTAATAACCTATGGCAAAAGGCAATAATATCATAGTGCAGATTAACGCCCCAAAAGATAGGTTGTTTGTAAAGGTGTATCACGATTTTTTATACAGTAATTTATTAACGGCTGATGAAAAAATAATCTTTATTGTGCTAAAAAGTTTTCTCGATTTTTCAAAGGACAAAGGCGGCATACAAGAGAATACTTATAAAAGCATAGATGACATATGTAAAATCACACAATGGGGGAATCAAAAGGTTGTAAAGATTATTAAGAATCTAGCGAAAAAGGGAGTTGTAAAGAAAATCAGACAAGGTTTAACAAAGCCTAATATATACACAATTTCAGATTTTCCGGCAATGTGGACGGCTGCAAGTGAACATGAAATGAAACAAGCGATAGAGCAAGGACAAGCTGCTATGGACTTGCGAAAATACTCTGATGAAGATTTACTAAAAGAAATAGAAAGACGGAAAAAAGAAAAAGGACTTGCATCTGATACCGACCAAAGCACAGACACAAGTTCCATAAGTTACAATTTGTCTAAAGATAATGATAGCACTGATACAAGGAAAAATCAAGAGGAAGTTGCAGAAAGATACCCTCTTGACTACTTGAAAGAAAATCTTTGCTATAATGATATGTTTCTACAAAATCAGTATGACCGAGATATGATTGATACATTCTTTCATTATCTGCATGAGGCAATGAACACCACGAAGCCGACAATCCGGGTAAATGGAGAACAAAAACCGCGTGAAGTGGTTGTTTCTGTATTGTCAAAACTGGAATACTTTGATTTTTTGTATGCAGTAGAGAAGTACAAAGAAAATACCTCAAAAGTAAATAATCAAGGGGCGTACATAATAACTTTACTTTACAATGCCAGGGCGCAGCATGAGGCTGATATAACCAACCAAGTGCAGCATGATATGTACGGACAACAAGATTAGTTTTTGCTACTTTGCCGAAAGCAAAACAAAAGCGCATTGCGCCATTCCGGGAGCTTGTAGGGGTGTGGGGATTTTCCCCTTGTGGACGTACACAGGCAAGTGCTTGCTAATCGTCCATGTGTCATGACAAATGCAGTGCTTGCTATTCCTTATTTTGACAACGCACAAGCCCCGTAGAGCGACTTTTTGACGATAAGCAAAGAAATATTCATGCAAGCAGATTAAAGAAGAATTTAAGGGCATAAATGCGTAACAATCAGCAAACAAATAACCTCTGTTAAGTTGCAGCAGAGGTTATTTTTGTGACGGTATCTATTCTTTAATTATTTTGTATTCGTCCATAGTTTTTTTAATAAACTGTTTGAACCCGGTCAAATCGTTTTTTTCTTCATAGTAGCCTTGCTTTTCTTTTATCTTTTCCATACAAGGCTTGAAATAATTTTCTTTGTAGTTTTTGCGAAATTTTCCGTCTTGTGGAAGATACCGCAGACGATTATTCATAGCTTTGTACGCTCTATCATAAGCAAGATAAAATTCATCATCACTTTTTCGTTTTCGTTGCGACAAATTGCGGCAATCAAGGCAAACTTTACTGTGATAGTTTTTGTTATCGGCATTGACAAAATACTTATTGCAGACCTCACAAGTACGAACTTTAAAACCATTCTGAACCAGTTGGAATTTGTCAAATGTATACAATGCTTTAATGCCAATATTGGTATATAGAATCATAGGTTTATTATCATATACGCCTATTTGAGTTTCAAAAACAGCAGGAGCAAGGTTATTTATTTCTGTTATAGCGTCCTGATTTTGGAATCCCTCAACAAGCGAAAGAAAATCAAGGGAATGAAAGAGGGAACTATACAACAAATTATATTCTTTTCCGTTCTTCTCATATACATATCTTTCTAACCAGTCATCATTGGAACTACAAAGAATGAAATGTGTTAAAAATTCCATAACGACCAACATTGAGTTTATTTCATAAAAACCAATAGAAAGCAATTCCTGATAATATAGTTTCATCAATTCAACAGTGGGTTTTTCATACAATTTAGCATAGTCTTTAAATTTATCCTCTAACAAATTGATGATAGGGGAAACATATCTGAAATTTCCATTTTCCATATATTTTGACTGCATATGATAGCGAACGATATTGACAGCGTTTAGAAACAAATCCCCGGCAGAATAATAAATAGGATTGCCGGAAATGCCGAAAATGTTATTATTGCTAATAAAAAATGTATATCTGTTATTTTCAAATGAGAAACATACATTGTTACAATACATTCCTCCGAAATCATCATCATATAACAAGTCTAATTCTTTAAGACCATTTTCTATATTTATCGAGTTATTATCTGCATTTTCATAACTAAACATCCATGCACTGAAATTTTTATCTACCATAATTACACCGCCCAAAAGTATAAAATGATTTTTCGTTGTTATTTCAAAATTCATTATAGCCATTGAATAAATGGACAATAACAACAGTACTTGCTACAATATAAGTATAAAATAAGTTTTGCAAAAATGCAATATATACTTTTTAAGAATGGAGGTTTTAACATGAATAACATGAAAATCAGAAAAGCCATAGCGGACAATAGGCTTAAATACTATGAAGTTGCGGCGGCTTGTGGTATTTCTTCAAGCACATTTTCGGTATGGCTGAGAAATGAGTTATCCCCGGAGAAAGAGCAGCTTGTAATGAAATCCATTGACAGTATCGTTTCAAGTATGCGTTGTTGCGGATAAGTGAAAGCGAGGTAATTTTATTATGACATATCAAGAATGGAAAAACTTAAAATCAATCCGGGGCGAGGACACAAAGAAAGTTGTTAGGGATTTTGAATTGAACAATCCATATTTAGCGGCAATGTATGAACAGCAGCAAGCAGAGGAAACGGAGAAAATGCGGAAAGCGATGACTATTGATGACCGCATGGAACGCTGGAAGAAAATAGCAAAACTGGAAGATAGCGGATATGCAGATTGGAAAGCACGCCGGGAAAGAGAAGTAATGTAGAAAGTGAGGTAAGGCATGGAAGAAATTACTATTGATTTCTATAACTGTTTTTCTTATAAAATCTCCTGCATCAAGACAATAGAGCAGAAAAATAATATTCTATCTGAAATGCAGGAAGTGTTTCAGGAGGCAGTTAGAAATATGCCGAAATGCCGGGATGAACTTTCAAAAGTTTATCAGTCATTAAAAATAAAGTGCGAGGAGGCGGTTTGATGTGAAATTTAATGATGCAGTCGAAGGCTTAAAAACTACATATAGCCGCCGCATTTTTGAAAATTACGGTTATGACAATATAAGAAAGAAATACACAGCACTTGAAAGCGGAGAACACAACAACGGAGACAGAACCCCTAGTATGGGGTTATATAACCGGGGAGGAAATTTCTATTTAAAAGATTTTGCAGGAGAACAGAAGATGTATTCATCCATTGATACAATCATGTTGAAAGAGGGACTTTCTTTTGCAGATGCAGTCAAATATGGTGCTGAAATATGCGGTATTGATATTGACACAGAAAGGCAGCAGGAGGAACTTTCCCCGGACATGAAATATATCATATCGGGATTGTATCGCAAAGCCAAGCAGGAGGGATTTTCTGTAAAGGCTATTGTTGGAAAATACCATTATTTATATAAAGATACGAACGGGAAAAAACTCTTTGATAAATACAGAGTTGATTATATAGACCAAAGCGGAAAAAGAGGAAAGTACATTGTACAAGGCAAGGAAAACAACGGTTTTGTGAAATTCAAGTTTGAAAATGGAGAATATCAAAACTTAATTGCCATGTATGGAAGTTTCAGACAGTATAAGCCGGGCGAAAAGGTTTATATTGCCGAGGGCGAAAAGTGCGTTGATGTGTGCCATTCTTCCGGCATGAAGAATGTTGTCACAGTTGGCAGTTCAAATGATTTTCGTTACAAAGGAAAGAAGTTCGCACCATTTTTCAAGGGTACTGACATTGTGATTTTGCAGGATAACGACAATCCGGGTGAAAAGCTGACTAGAGAAATTATTTCAGCACTGGAAGAAACGGCGAACTCCATAAAAGTTATCGTACCAGACAAGAGCCGGGAAAAAGCGGATATTGCAGACTTTTTTCAAAATGGCGGCACGTTGCAGCAGTTGGAGGAAATGGAACGAAGGACAGTACCAGTACAAAAGCAAGCATCCGGGGAGAGTACCCCTAATTTAGACATAGGGCAGGATGCAGAGCCGGACAAGATGCAGTTTCACTTGACAAATGACAAAGGCGTTGCGGTTGGAGTGTTCGACAGTGCCATAGAAAACTATATCATCAATAATCAAAAATTGTTTATTTATGGCGGTATTCCTTTTCTTTATAGTAACGGATGCTTTTTCCCAGACTGGACGAGAGCGGAACTGTCAACCTCTATCAGAGAAAAGATTTATGAACGCTTGATTAAAAGTACCACCATTGACCGGGTATATCGGTTATTTCTGACGGATGCAAGAATACAGAAATCCTTTGATGAAATCAATACATATCCGGCAGAATGGATTTGTTTCAAAAATGGAATGTACGACCCTATCAATAAAAAAATGATGCCGCATGATGATAGATATTGTTGCATCAACCAAGTACCGCATGAATACCACCCGGAAATGCTGTCAAAAGCAGGAGAGGCTATCGAGGAATATTTGAATTTTATATGTGACGGAAAGCAGGACACAAGAGAAATGCTATTGCAGTATATGGGTTATAGTCTGACAAGAGATACAAGGCAGCAGAAATTTTTGATTTTGACAGGCGAGGGCGGTTCGGGAAAATCTACACTTATAAAGTGTTTTGAAATGTTGGCAGGGCAGAGAAACATATCCAATGTTTCACTTACAGACCTTCAGCAGAGATTTTCAAGTATTGAGTTAATGGGGATGCTTGTAAATTCATGCGCTGATTTAGAGATTGGAGCGTTGACCGACACAAGCATGATTAAAAAGTTAGTTGGAGAGGACAGCATAAAGGGCGAAAGAAAAGGCAAAGACCTTGTATTTTTCAAGAATTATGCAAAGCTGATATTTTCCACAAACGAACTACCAGTTGTAAAGGCTGAAAAAACAAATGCTTTTTATAGGCGGTTGATAGTATTCCCTATGAACAAAGTGCCGGAGCGTAAAGACCCGGATTTATTTCAGAAGTTAGAGGCAGAGAAAGATTATTTGCTGATGCTTGCGGTACAAGCACTTGAAAGAATGTATCAGCAAAAAAATATCACAGTTGCCGCCGCATCCGAGCATGAGATTGAGCGACTAAGATCAGATAGCGATACAGTCGAGGGTTTTATACTGGAAGAATGTGAGAAAGCGGACGGATGCAGAGAGGAACGCACAGAACTTTATAAAAGGTACTCTGAATTTTGCGAGGAAAACGAGCGACAAACATTGACAAAAAATAATTTCTATAAGAGCCTAAGACTAAAAGGTTATTCGGAAATTACATCCAGTGGAAAGCGGTACTTTTTGGGTTTAAAATCTGCACTGGAAAACTGCACTAATGACGGTTTTATACAAGTCACGCAGGAGCAGTTGGAAGATTTACCTTTTGAATAGTGCAGAATTTGAGGGATAAAATGCAGGACGAGAGCAGGAGCATTTTAAAAACTGCACTCCCTCAAAACCGCTATTTTACAGTGTTTCTTATTGGTTTAGTGCAATCGAGCAGTTTTTGTTGTGAAATTAAAGATTTTTTAAAATGTATATGTGCTTTTTGAAAAATATAAGAGTTTGAGGAAAAAGTTGCACTTTTGCACTTTTGGAAATTTATTCGGAAATCAGATCCGTTTTGTATTGGAGGTATGGCTATATGACAGACAATGAGGAATTAAGGCGTATATACAATCTATTTACAGATTGTTGGAGGTTCTTCAAAAAATATTCAGAAGTAAAAGACACTGATGAATATTGGGAGGCGGTAGTTGATGAAAGTGGCGAACTGTCAAAGAAGTATAACAATGATAAATTTGCGATTGCTTTAGTATTGGCAGTTATTGACAAATTTGAAAGAGAAGCAAAGGAGATGAGGGCAAATGCAAAAACACAGTAAAGAATATGATACCTATATGAAGTCTGACAAATGGGCGGCAAAGAGAGAAGAACGCCTACAACTTGATGATAACCATTGTGTGATGTGCGGCAGGAAGAACGG